GATTGTCCGATTACATATTAAAGAAATAACCCCCAAAAACAAACTTTTACCTACCGATTTTTATTGGGAACAAGGTAGAATGGTGATGACGGAAAGTTATCATAAACGAAGGGGTAGTTGTTGCGGGTCAAAATGCAAACATTGTTGTTATTGGCCGCAGTATGTTAAGGGTAATAAGACGTTAAAAGAAAATATTACTAAAGATTAATTTTTTGTGTTATGTAGAAAAGTTGTTGATAACCATAGATAATAAAGATACAAGAATCACTACTTCCGTAGTGATTTTTTATTTTATATCTATTCACCGAAAATATTGTAACACTATATTTATAGTATATGGCTGAAGGAAAAACATATGGTATTAATTTCCCTTTTAGAGATTCTTTAAAAGGTAATTATCTTTCGTTATCACAAGATGGTGACCAAGAGATTAGAGCAAATTTAATTCATTTATTATTAACTAGAAAAGGTACAAGATATTATTTACCTGATTTTGGGACAAGATTATATGAATATATTTTTGAACCTATGGATGGTCCCACATTTTCAGATATTGAGGCGGAAATAAGAGACTCAGTTTCTGAATATATTCCAGGAATCACTATAACAAAAATAAGTGTAACTGATGCGTCTGATGGGGAAGAAGATAAAGGAACTTACGTCCAAGGAGACGTAAGAGTTTATCGAGTTCCTGGTATAAGTGAGAAAGAACATACCGCTAAAATTAAAATTGATTATATAATTACAGATTCGGCATTTAATCAGAGTGATTTCGTAATCATTAATATTTAATAATATATGGCTAATAAAAAAATATCGTATACGACAAGGGATTTTCAGTCAATAAGAACTGAGTTAATTAATTTTACCCGAACATACTATCCCGAGTTAATTGACAATTTTAATGATGCGTCAGTGTTCTCAGCGTTATTGGACTTAAACGCCGCAGTTAGTGATAACTTACAATTCAATATTGACCGAAGTATTCAGGAAACTGTTTTACAATACGCCCAACAAAGGTCATCAATCTTTAATATTGCAAGAACATATGGATTAAAAGTGCCGGGTCAAAGACCTTCAGTTGCTTTAGTCGATTTTTCGATTACAGTACCTGCTTTTGGGGATAAAGAAGATTTAAGATATTGTGGTATTTTAAGAAGAGGTTCACAAGTTAGTGGTGCGGGTCAAGTATTTGAAACGGTTTACGATATTGATTTTGCGTCGGCAATTAATGCAGATGGATTCCCAAATAGATTAAAAATACCTAATTTCGATTCAAATAATAAATTACTTAATTATACCATTGTAAAACGAGAGACGATTGTTAATGGTATTACTAAAGTTTATAAAAGAGTGATGACACCTAACGATGTTAAACCATTCTTTGAAATGTTCCTACCTGAAAAAAATGTTTTAGGGGTAACAAGTGTTTTATTAAAAGACGGCACACAATATGCTAACATGCCTTCATCACAAGAATTTTTAGGTTTAGATAATAGATGGTATGAGGTTAAAGCATTAATTGAGGATAGAGTTTTCATTGAGGACCCTACTAAAGTTTCTGACCAACCTGGAATTAAAGTTGGTAGGTATATTACAACAAGTGATAAGTTTATAACTGAATATACTCCTGAAGGATTTATGAAAATGACTTTCGGTGGTGGTACACAATCGGCTGATGAACAATTACGAGAATTCGCAAGAAACGGATATAATTTAAATCTTTACAAGTACTCTAATAACTTAGCGTTAGGTAGTACGGTTAAAGCTAATACAACTATGTTTATACAATATAGAATTGGTGGTGGTACAGGAAGTAATTTAGGTGTTAATGTTATCACACAAATTGGTACGGTTTCTTTCTTTGTTAATGGTCCATCAGATTCTGTAAATACAAGTGTTGTTAACTCATTAAGTTGTATTAATGTTACTGCGGCAATTGGTGGGGCTGCGTCTCCAACAACGGAAGAAGTTAGAAATTTAGTTAGTTTTAATTTTTCAGCACAAAATAGAGCGGTTACTGTAAACGATTACGATTCTTTAATTCGAACAATGCCATCACAATTCGGAGCACCTGCTAAAGCGGCAATTACTGAGGAAAATAATAAGATTAAAATTAAAATGTTATCTTACGATGATTCGGGTAAATTAACTGAAATCGTATCGAATACTTTAAAAAATAATGTTGCGAATTACTTATCTAACTATAGAATGATTAATGATTATATCTCAGTTGAGACTGCGAGTGTTATTGATTTAGCAATGAACCTTGACGTTGTTTTGGATAATAGTCAAAATCAAGGGGCGGTAATTTCACAGATTGTTAATATAGTGTCAACTTATTTTGACCCTTCACATAGACAGATGGGTCAAAATGTTTATATATCAGAAATTAGAAGACAAATACAAAGTGAGAATGGGGTAATCTCGGTTTCAAGTATACAAGTATTCAATAAAGTCGGAGGACAATACTCATCATCTCAAACATCCCAAAAATATTTAGACTCTGAAACACGAGAAATTGATTTGATTGATGAAACAATTTTTGCCGAACCAAGTCAGACGTACCAAGTCAGATTTCCGGGTAAAGACATCAATGTAAGGGTTAAGAATTTAAAAACAGTTAATTTCTCCTGATAATTTATTTTATTAAAAAATGATTTATCTTTTTGAAAGTAGCATATAAACTATTTATCAAAAAAGATTAATAATGTCGAATTCATATAGAATAAGAACTCAAATAGGTGTAGATAAGTCAATTAAGGTTTTAATTGACCAAGAATTTGAATATCTTGAAATTTTATCACTTAAAGTATTACAGAGTCAAATTTACACAAGACAGTGTTCTGATTACGGAGTAATTATTGGTAGGGTTAGTGCAAATGATGGTTTTGGTATACCTAACGCCAAAGTATCGGTCTTTATTCCGTTAACTAACGAAGACACCACAAATCCAATCATTTCTGACTTATATCCTTATAAAACTTTATCTGAATTAAATGAGGACGGATATAGATATAATTTATTACCATATCTACCGTCATATAGTAATCACTCTCCCACAGGAACTTTTTTCGATAAACATGATGTATTAGTTGACCCGACATTAATTGAAGTTTATGACAAGTACTTTAAATATACTGCAAAAACTAACGATAGTGGTGATTACATGATTTTTGGTGTTCCTACTGGGTCACAAACAATCCATGTCGATGTTGATTTATCAGATATTGGAGAATTTTCATTATCGCCTCAGGATTTAATTCGGATGGGTGTTGCCACTCCCGCTCAAGTTGCGGGAACAAAGTTTAAAAGTTCTGCTAATTTAAATGAGTTACCTCAGATTGTCACAATTAACCGTGTTATAGAAGTTGAACCATTATGGGGTCAACCTGAGGTGTGTAATTTAGGTGTGACAAGAACCGACTTTGATTTAACTGATGAAGCAAATATTACCATAACTCCCACATCAATTTTTATGGGGTCAATTATATCAAATGCTGAAACTCAATTCCAAAAAAGAAGTTGTAAACCAAAATTAAAACAAGGTAACTTCTGTAGTTTAGTTGCGGGTCCTGGAGAAATTTTGGCGATAAGACAAACCATTGCTCAAGATATTAATGGACAACCTATTTTAGAAACTGTTTCATTAGAAAGTGGAGGACAAGTTATTGATGAAAATGGTACTTGGTTAATAGATGTTCCGATGAATTTGGATTATATCATAACAAATGAATTTGGTGAAAGAGTTTTATCGAATGACCCTAATAAAGGTATACCGACTAAAGGAAAGTATCGATTTAAAGTTAAGTGGAATCAATCACCTTCATTAAGTGAGGCAATTAAACGAGGTTATTTTTTAGTTCCTAATGTTCGAGAATATGGGTGGACAACTTCTGATACTGACCCATTAAAAACAGGTATTGGATATGCCACTGCGATTAAGTCATATGCCTTTAGTTTAGATTGGAATGATTATGCTGACGTACAGGCGGCAATTAATTGTGAAGACACATTTTATGAGATGTTGTATAACAAAGTGTATACCGTGTCACAGATGATAGACCAATATAGAAAAGGATATCTTCCAAATAGAATGATAACAATAAAAAACATTTTGGATGATTCTTGTGAAAGTGAAAATGTTAAATTTCCAACAAACGATTCATTTTTAAGATTTGACATTATATATCTTTTATTTGTTATTATGATGTTTGTTTTTAAACCTATTCTCATTTTATTATTAATTATTTCACATATTTTAGCTTGGTTATTGAAGTATATTTTAGGGCCAATCTTAGCGGTTGTTGTGGCAATTGTTTTTAGTATAATTGCCTTTATATGTCCCATTATAAGCGCAATTATAGATGTTATTAATGTTTTTGGTGCGGGTATAGAATTTGGACCTTGTCCCGACTTTAAAGACATGAAGAATCTAATTAAAAAACTGGTAACTTTATGGAAAATATTTACTCATTTACGTTTACCTAATTTATCTTATCCCGATTGTGAGTTATGTGCGTGTAAGGAGGGTGATACTATTGATGGAGATGTTCAAGATGATTCCGCTGAAGGAGTTAATACTGAAGAAATCGTTGCTACTTCAGGAATTAATGGTGTTTTATCTCAATATGATAACGCAACAAATTATAATCTTATTCATTTTGACCCAACTGCTACTTACCCTAACGCATTTACTTCGATGATGTCAGGTAAAGGGATTGATAGAGTTAATCCTACTTCACAGTCATTAGTACCCTCTTTAAAAACTTATGGACAAGATGGTGGTGATGATAGATATATGTTCACATCAAGTATTACTTTAGCTGAAAGAATAAATTTATTTAATAACAAAGCGAAATACTTTGATGATTTTGGTGGAGCAAACCCTGGTGGTGGGTATAATAGAATTAAAGTTACTTTTGACACATCATTAAATGCTTCCGCAACAACTTATCATTATGATAATGTTGTGGTTATCTCATGTCAAGCAAGTCAATTGGCGAATTTTCCTGCGGGACAACTCATTTCTTTCCAAGACCCCTCATTATCTCAGGACGTAAATTTAACGGGTTTTACACCTTACAACCAATACGGTACCAGAAGTATTACGGGAACTTCTATTAATGATTCAGGTAGTACTATAACTATCAACTATTCAAATTTTAGTGTGGCAACAGGATT